GTGTGGTTTGAACCTGCTCGGGAAGTTGAGGTGAAGCGTCAAGATGCCTGCGACTTCTTGGGGGAACTCCCCAAAGTGGATCTCATTTATTTGGATCCACCCTATAATCAACATCCATATGGTTCAAACTATTTTATGCTTAACCTTATGTGTACCAATGAGAGGCCTCATACAATTTCAAAAGTATCAGGTATCCCTGGGGATTGGAACAAAAGTCAGTACAATTATAAGAACAAAATTAGGGAAGCTATGGAACTTACCTTGAGGCTCGCGACTGAGAAAGCTAAACATACCTTGGTGTCCTACAACAACGAGGGGTTCATTACCCCAAATGAATGGGAAGACATCCTTAGACCCTACACATATGAAAAAATTGAGATTGACTATAGTTGCTATAAGGGTGGGCGTAATCTACAAAATCGTCCTAAAAAAGTTACAGAGTTTCTCTTCATCATCTCGTCTTTGTAATCTTAAGATTAGTCTTCTTGGTGGCTTTCTTGGCGTCATCCTCCTTCTGATCCAAATACTTTGGATTGTACATCTTACTGTGAAGTTTCCAAAGGTTTGGGCTTCCAACTCTAAACCCAGTCCTCACTTTAGCCTTGTACCAAAATACACAATCAGTGATCTTATTAGACTTTACAGTATTGTCTAATACGAGGCACTCATAGTTTTCCGTACAAGCATCCATCACTTTTGAAAACATATCAAAGCTGGGGAAGATGCCAAAGAATGATTTATACAATTTCTCTCTATTCTGGATGATATTTTCCCTGAGTATAAACACGTAGTCAACATTGGCTCTCAATGCTGGAGGCAAGTCCATGACATACTGCATTGTAAGCATAAAGAAGATGTTGTAGTGCCTACCATTCATAAAACATTGGCGAATACAGGTGTCTTTGAGAAACTTTGAGTCATACATACAATCATCAAGGAGCATGAAGGCACCATTATATATACTCTTACCCCGTGTCCCTACTATCTTCCTCTGTCTGGAAATAACCCGCTCTATAGCATCTCTATCATACTCACCATACACAAAGAGGTCTGGAATAAATTCACCATAAAAGTGATTCCCCTCTTCTGTACCTGATAGGACTATCCCTGCTGGTATATGTTTCTTATGGAACATAATATCCTTGACCAGCGTCGACTTACCCGTGTTTCGCTTTCCAATAAACACACACACCCGATCATCTGACATCTTCTCAGGTTTGAATTTCTTCAATTGAAGATTCATTCTACAGTAGTGTCCCGTTTTATTTAGCAAAATTTTACTCACATACTATAGGAATGTCAGGTCGCTTGAGACTTGCTGCCACTGGACTTCAAGATCAATGGCTCACAGGAGATCCACAATTTTCATATTTCCTGATGAATTTTAGAAGACATACAAAGTTTGCCATCAACTATATTGAGAGTCAATTTGATGGAGACATAACATTTGGTAAAACTATTACCTGTCGTGTTCCAAATGATAGGGGTGACCTGATTAAAAATATGACGATCAAAGTCACACTTGATGATCCCTCGTCTGGATATGAATGGTGTCCATCTGTCATATCACATCTCGTGGAAAGTGCTGAGCTTCTCATTGGTGGTCAGACGGTTCAAAAGATTACGGGTGAGTACATCTATATCCACCAACAACTCCACAATACAGATGATGACATAGATCAGACGGTCTATTTCCTAAATAGTCACGGCCGAACACTTGGGCACACAGGTGACTACACATATTTTATGGATCTTCCATTCTATTTTTACCGTAATCCAAGCCTCGCCATACCAACGTGTGCTCTCACGAAACAAATGGTTGAAGTTCGGATACAATTGAGACCTCTCGCACAACTTGTGAGTGGTGCTACCCCAGAAAATGCTACGGCAAATCTTAAAAAGTTCTCCCTTGATACCGAGTTTGTCTTTCTGACTGACAATGAGAGGAACTATATGATGTCCAAACCACTTGACTATGTTGTCACTCAAGTTCAGATGTCAAACTTTGTGATGAAGGCTGGTGAAAATACAAAATCAGTGATGGTCAACTTTTCACATCCAGTGAGGGAACTCTTCTTCGTCTCACAGTCTGAAGCAGCGGTGAGGGCAAATTACCCAAATAGATATAATATACTCACAAATGTGAAACTTCAATTCAATAATGAAATTGTTTTTGATAGAGGTAGAAAGTTCATTGTATATGAACAAGCTCTCAAACATCACATTAGTCCACCCGAGTATGTACCAGGAACAGACTATAAACAATCAGAGTTTGGAATGTACAGCTTTGCCCTCAAACCAGAAGAATACTACCCAACTGGACAAGTCAATATGAGCCGCATCTTTCATAAACTCCTTACAGTACACATAAACCCAATCAATGATAGTGATGACAATAATACCAGAGTATACGCCGTGAATTACAATATACTTCGCATTGAAAGTGGTTTAGCTGGTTTAAAATTTTAGAATGCTATAATAGTAATGGCTGGTGTTGTTCAGCTCTTGGCATCTGGTGCTCAAGACAGGTTTTTTACGATAGACCCAGACTATACATACTTTTTGCAAAGTTTTAAGAAGCATTCAAACTTTGCAAGAGAATATGTAGACATAGATTCAGAAACTGTTCCGGATTTTGGTGGTAAAGCTAAGTTTAAGGTGGCTCAAAATGTTGGAGACTTGTTGATGACACTCAGTGTGAAGATGACGTTACCCACAATTTCTACGGTGCTTTACACAGATCCAAGATTTATAGAATCTATTGGACACGCCCTCATTGAATATGTAGATCTCATTGTGGGTGGTAAGATTATACAGAGACTTACGAGTGACTATCTTCAGATATATTCAGAACACTGTGTGACACAAACAAAGCAGAGAGCTCTCAAACAACTCATTGGAAAGTATCCAGAACGGACAATTGATACAAGAGTTTCAGACAAGGATATATTGGGTTCAATTGGACAGGCAGATGAAGAGGATGAATTCTTTGTAGACCTCCCATTCTATTTTTACAACAATCCAGAGTTGGCTATACCCATATGTGCCATCAAAAGGCAAGAAGTTGAAGTTGAGATCAAACTACGTAACCACGATCACCTCATCATAAAAGGTACTGATGGTTCACTTCAACCCGTGACACCTGGAAGTATTCATCTTAAGAATTGTAGTCTCTGTGCGGAAGTCGTCTTTCTCGATCCCTGTGAGAGACTCAAAGTGGAGAATGACAAGAGGGACTATGTCATCACACAAATTCAACAAAACATCTTTGATGTAGCTCAAGCCACACAGGAGGCTGAATTCAAGTTGGACTTTTACAATCCTGTAAAAGAACTCTACTTTGTGATTCAGAGAAAGGGTGATGTGGGCACAGCCGAGGGGGAATTCATAACACCATTTGACTATGATAACACCCTCGCAGACACGGGTGGTAAGTATATCCTGTATGAAAACTTAGACTATCTCACACTTGACCTTGATGGACAACCAATAATTACACAAGACACAGGGGGTGTTATATTCCTCAAGGCGGTTCAAGCAGCTATCCATCACTCCAAGACACAACTCATCAGACGGTTCTATTCCTACAGTTTTGCCCTTGAACCCGAAAAGTGGTATCCCACAGGACAACTCAATTTCAGTCTCGTAAAAGAACAAATACTCAACCTAAGTCTAACCCCCTGTGCAGATTATGCACGACAAGTCCGAGTATACGCTCTCAGTCACAACATTCTTCGCGTAAGTGAGGGAACTGCCCAAACTCTTTTTGATTTGAAATATTAATAAAGATGATGAAAACTGGATTTGGTGAATCTTCCGGGGACTACGAGGAGTCCCAACAGAACGCTCTCATTGGTATCCTTCTCCCAGTCCTTGAGAGAAGTATGGTCTTGGCGGCTGAATATTCCAAAGCGTGTGGGCGTGACACGGTGCTCCCAGAAGATATGGAATACGCAATTAAGTATTGTGCGATGTACACAGTCGGTCAAAATATTGGATCTCTCTACCCCGAGGTATATGATTCTGATTCCTCAGACGAAGAGGATTTAGAAGAAGTTGAACCCGAAGACTGCCCCCCATTTGAGAAATACTCTGGTGATGACACAACCTTTAGGCAGATGAATGAAGCCTATGATCGTTGGGATCAATGGATTCCACAAAGTCCGGTAGAAGAGATGTTAAAAAATGCTATTAATAGTAATGAGTACATCGGTTCCGGAGGGTTGGACAATTTCTGAATATAAATCATTCAAGGCTACTGGGGATGAAGACAGTAGTACCGATGGAGATTCCGATGACGAGGAGGAACAAATTTTCGCAAAGTCAAATATAGTCAGGAAAACAAAATATAAAAAAATTATCCAGAAGGAGGAGCTGTTACCAGAGTAAATAATTTTCTATGTCAATACTATAAAACTCTCACAATGGCTGACATGACCGCCCAAGCTCTCAAGACTGTTAACCTTGTTACCCAAGAATTGGAAACCCAATCCCTCAACTCCATTGTTGCGGGCTTCTCCTTCGCTGCCGCGATGAGCTGGATGGACTTGGTCCGATGGGTCATCCAACAAGTGATCAAGGTGCCAAAGAACGGTGGTACCCAGTACACGCTCACCGCGATCCTCACCACCTTGTTGTCCATTGCGGTCTACATGGTGATCTCCAGCATCTCCACCCGTGTCTCCAAGCCAGCGCAACCAGTCTTCGCGATTACTCGCTAAGTTTTGGGCGTCGCTTCATAAGCAGCAGGAGAACCATTCCAATACATACGATCACTCCAATAGAGATGTACTCTTTCCATCTATAAGAATCCACCAGAACTTCGGGGATACTTATTGGCGGCGGTAACTCCTTCTTGACAACATCGAGGGGAACCTTTGGTAGACCCTCCAACTTGTCGGTAGACCCTGTAATTTCAAACTTCAACATGTGATCCTGACCTCTAAAGTCATATGGAATCAAGCGCCCGTGACTCATATAGAAGAATTCAACGCGTAGATCCCTAATAAACTTTTGTGGCCCCTTGTAGAACTCGTGATTGAGTGGATCATCCGCGTGACTATAATTCACAGTGTCCGATCCATTCAATAGAATGTGACCTGTATAAAACGGTGTCTTGGAGTAAATTGTTTTCGTAAATTCATCCGAACCACTTGTGAGTCTCAAAATGATGGAGTTTGGTCCATTAAGATTAATGGCGCCAGTTGTAAGAGTGTAGCCTGATGACGATTGATTATTGGATGAGAACCCTAAAACTTGGTGTGGTGTAGTCAAGTTGGTACCATTCACGTACCCATGTGTCCCATCAAAGAATTCAAATGTAAAGTCGTGTGTACCAAGTGTATTTGAAAATGTGAGAGTACTTCTATATTCATCAAATGATACCTGATCTATGGGAGAAGATGGAAATAACTGACGTTCAAGTTCCGACGCCATAGTTGTACCACTCGTATAGTTGTTTGCGTCCAATGTAATATCAGAGCCATTCACACTAAAAGTCTTATTTGTCTCACAAATATGTAACTGTGGTGTTGGAATGCGAGCGGAGACCAATGTGATTTTGGTGACATCATAAATTGGCTCTTTTAGGGTCACGACATAGGTATTCGCATAAGGGTACACGTTTGTGTATCTCTCACTACTGTCTATGTCAAGGGTATGAACCTTCATTAAAATACAGGTACAATATTTTAATGATTGTTTTTGTCTATAATTGTACGGAACACCTAATAAATGTGGTGGGACAGTGGGTTGTTCTGGAGTTGTCTCTTCGCAATGTCCAAGTTTCGTGAGTTGGGGTTTTCGTGGCCCTTGTACGCGTTGAATTGGTGGAAGGGCTTCTGTTGATAGTTTTGAGTCCACCCCCCATTCGCTGGACCGGTGCGTCCATCAATGCGGGTACTGTCCGCGCGAACCGCCGTGAGAACACCACCTTGCTTGAGGGCACTCTCCCGAACATTCATTCGGCCTGCGTTACCCATACGGTTCGCCTTACCTCTGCGATCCTCTGGACGGAAACCATACTTCATCAATTCCTCGTTATTCTTCGTGGTAATTTGGGCAGCCGCACTCGTCGCGTAGGCGCCACTGAAGTTGGTGATACCTGGCGCCGCGTGGCTCGCGTATGCGAACTGCGTATCATTGCGATCACTCTTGAAGCGGGTTGGATCTTGTGGCATCGTCTGGGCTGAAACAAATCGCTTGGCGCCATTGTAGCCAAGGCCATCTGAACGCTGGCCAGTCTCTGCGCGGTTTGTGGTTCGCATCGTCTTCTGGTGACTGGCTCTTGGTATCGCACCAGACATACCTTGGGCACGCCCTGCCATTGTGGGGAGACGAGAGGGAAGGTACGCAGTCGTCTCTGGTTTGTTGTGAGTCAATTCACCAACAACGGCGGCGCGACCACCTGTAGTATCCGCAGCTGGACCCGAGCGGCCTGGAAGTGTCGTGAGACGGTACTCACCAACATTGATTGGGTTGACGCGGAACAATTGTTGGAAACCACCTTGAGCTGGGGTATCCGCACCAACACCCAAACCTGGACCAACCATTTGCTTCTCAATTGGGGAGAGGTTGTTCATACGACCCGTGTCATACATACGGTTTCTCATATTGAGGATCTCCTGACCACCACTTCTCTGCTGGCGACCAATATCCGCAAAACTCGCCATCTCCATCTTTTGGGGGATTTCAACACGAGGTTCAAAGTCTCTCTCTATAAATTCTGGGACCGCATCAAGTGATTCAGGTGTTTGGACAACCTGTTGAACTTGAACAACTGGTTCAGGTTCGGACTTGGTACTCAAAGCTCGGCCAGCGAAAATTAGACCAGCGATAGCTGCAAGTGAAATTGGATCGGCCATTCTTATTTTTTAGTAACATTTTTATTAGCGTATCTTTGCTGGAAGAGGCCGTTCTGGAGTTCCGCACGAGTACTCGTTGGTTCATATGTCATAGTACGAAGAGGCACTTTGCATTCCATATTTGAGAGTGGGAACAAGTTACGTTCGTAGGTTGGAACGATAACTCTGCCAAATCGGGTGGTGGATTGTGGACGAAGTTGGTCACTCACATCAACGTATTGCGCTGGAGAACCCTTACCAGCCATGTATGGCGACGTGCCATACAACATGGTGTTTGGGCGGCACCCCCCACAGTTCAAAGAACTGGGCTGAGGGTACACAAAGATTTCTTCCGTGGCGCGCACTGATGGGAGAGCCCCTGAATTCTGAACGATAGCAAGACCAGGTTGAAGTTGGTACGCCATTTATTATTACACAAGAATATTTATAATCTAAGCTGGGGCAAATCCGTGACCCCGATGAGAAACTCGACTATCACCCGCTGGATCAAGACCCGCAAATGCCTCAAGTTGAACACCGCGAGCATTTGGATCGCACATCTCTGGATGAGATCTACAATTGCGACCGTTTTTAGGTCCATAGAGCCATTCCGCAAAGCCAGTTTGGTCGCCTGGGATCTTAGAGACTGGGGCTGTAATAAACTGACGAGCTGCGGCGTTGCGCTGGTACTTGGGATGCGCTGAACGAGATCGTCCCGCATCATAGGGAATACGATCATCGAGGTAATTCTTTACGATTGGCTTCACCGTTGGATAGTAGCACGCTTCAAGGCGGTTAGGGGCATCCGTATAGTCGGTCATGAGAACGTTACCCATTGGGTTGTCTTGGGTTGGCATTTGGCATCCCATCTCATCACCACTCGAGGCCATTCCGTATGTTTCTCTAACCATCTTCGACTTGTATAGAATATAAAGAACACTGAGAACAGTGGCACCAAGAACAAATATTCTTGGGTCACGACGAATGAGGTAAATGGTACAGCACGCATAGATGACAAACCGCGAGGCTGCATTAATTCTGTCTTCTGGGGTTTGATCACGATTGGGCCAGAACTGAGAAACCTTATCAATTCTCGTGAGCTGCTGAGGATCGTCAAACCAAGCCTTCATTTAGTATAGCACGAGTTTATTTTTTACCCATACCACCAAGCATACTGCCCATCATCTTCATGAGTGCGTCTTGATCAATCTCACCACCCTCCGTCTGCATCTTGTCTGCACAGTCTTTGGCGATACTTTCAATGAGACTGAGGGTCTCTGCTGGGATAGCGGTGATCGTAGTACCCAACATGTAGAGGGTTTGGAGGTATTGCCAAGTTGCCGCCTTCGTGGCTGGACTCATGCGAGCCCAGTAGTTCTTAATGTTGAGATCCTTGAGCATATCAATCTTTTCAATCTCTTCAAGGATGAAATTTTCATCCTTCGCTGAGATCCTATCCGCAAAGGGAGTCACACCCTTCATGAAGCCATCGACGATGAGACGGGGGTTCGTCGTCTTGAGTAGTTCAAAGGAGGTGGTCATCTTCTTGATTCCGGTTTCATCTGGAAAAGTCTTGTGCAATTCCACAAGAAATTGGGAAAGCATGTCATTAAACGCAGTGACAGACGCCATTTTCTTATTTGTAGGGTTAAATCTTTAAGTTTAGAAAGGTTCATTTGAGATAGCCTCTCTCTGACCAAGGCCATTGGAGACAATGAAAAAGACAAGGATCGCATTTAGGACAGCTGGCTTGGTGTATTTATTAAGTTCCAACTTACCCTCGTTATTGAGTTGGGCCTTCACATGAATGTAACCAGCAGTCAAAGCCGCAGCGATCACGGCAGCGCTCATGGGGTCTCGGAGATATTCTGATAGATCTTCCATTTAATTATACGCAGTTTTTTTTACACGCTGTTCTGGGGCATCTCCAAAGAAGACACCCTCATCGTCCTCAGGTTCCATCATAGGCTCAGCTGGCAGAGCCGTCGTTAATGGTTCGGGTGCTGGCGCCTGGACACCTGGAACAGTCTTGAATTCATTTTCAAGGCCGGTTGGTTGGAGGGGATCCTCGCCACCCATCATGGGTTCATCTTCTGGGAATGGCTCGGCCTCTGGTTCTGGGAAGGCATCTTCAGTAGGACCGTCAAACACTTCTGGGTCTTCACTATCGTGGACTTCACCATTAAGGTCAATGTCACGCATCCCCTCCGTCTGGGACATGTAGGTCTGGAGGATTTCCTTGACTGGAATGAGCTCCTTCACCGTGGCCTCGATACATAGAGAGAAACGTCTGGACAAGTCCTCATCACGAGCATATTCACTTTGCTCTTCATGGAACACATATGGATCCTTGTAGAGTTCCTTGGCCACGTTGTTGTAACACGTTTGAATGAAAACTTCATTGCTTGGCAACTTGAGACTGATCTTCTTGTTGTCCGCCTTGAGACGAACAGCCGAGAGGATCTTTGTGGATGCGACAAAGACTGCCGCCAAGAGATCATTGAACCAAGCACATCGGTTCGCAATGTTGTCACTGTGTTGCTTAGACATGGCGTTCGACCAGTTGGGCACTTCCTTCAACAACTTTTGAAACATAATGAGCGTCTTTCGTCCACTGGAGAGCTTGGTCGCTTCGTTATACATATCCTGAAAAACTTCAATCATAGGTGGACACATGATGAGGTAAAGCTGTCCCATGTACTCCTTCTTCGCTTCTACCATTATATTGAGGTTGTCCATTTATCATTGAGGGTGTTTTTAATAGCGACCTTCCTACGCACCTCTCCTGTACTTATTCGCCATCTTCTTGAGGTTCATGAGGTCTGGGAACTCAGACTCGTTAGGTTCTTCAGTCTTTTGTTTTGTTCTCTTGGGGATGATCCATGAGACGTACATATCATACTCACCCACAAGTCTTACATCAAAGCCACCCAATTTGAGCTGTCTCACGATGTACCTCGCAGCCGCCCCCCTGTCAAATGTTGGATATCCTATGACAACTATTGGGACTGTGAGGAATATCTGTTTGTGTCCCAATTCCACAGATTGTTTAATCTTACGAGAAAACTGTTCATATACACGGGTGTATATTTCCTTCTTGATCTGTTTTCTCCGTTCATCAATTTTAGTTATGTCATTGATGCTGATCATTATAATTGACTCAACTTATTTTTAGCCGTTTCTAACTCACTTTGTGTTGGCACAGCCGCCTCCTTCACGAGATCATACTTCACAAAGTCTTGGCCACCTCGGCTCTCAACAAATGGACTCACGTCGGACACGGTCTGAACGTCAAGGGGTTGGGATCGGAGGGACACCAACTTCACTTGACCATTTACAACTTCATATGACGCAACAACAGAGAAACCAAAGGCAAACCCATTATTCTTCACAGTCATAAACATACACTCATAGATAGCCTTGTCATTTCCGCTAACAAACTTTTTGACTGCCGTAGTTTCAATAATGTATGTACAGAGACCAGTACGCTTAGCGATTTCTTGGTTCGCTTGGAGCACAAATTCTTCCATCATGTCATTGCTGATATCAGCTTCCGCCTGAGTGTACCCTGAGAGGTTTGGTTTGGCATCATCAAGGCGAATAGATCCAGTTGGCTTTGTGTATCCTGATAAACCAAAGATTTCGGTGAATGGTTCACGTCTCACTGTGATCAACAGGACAATGGCAATAAGAATGATCGTCAAAGACCACTTCATCTTTACTACTATGCGTTAATTTTTTTTTACAAAATACCCCGATACATATTAGATGTCGCTGCTGATATACAGTCCAAGATGCAAACACTCCATGGAGGTTATTGAATATATCAATCAACACAAACAATTGAAGCAGATCGTACACTATCATAATATCAATACCCAAGGTATTCCACCTGCGTATCGTAACAAGATTAGCCGAGTTCCAACCATGTTGACAAAGAATGGTAAGATTCTCGTGGGGAATGAAATCAAGAATTGGTTAGATTCCCTACTCCCCACTGAAGAACTTTCAAACTGGGGATTTAGTGGTGGGTGCTCCATGACAACCCTCGATGGCGACGATAACGACACCAGTGTATTCTCCCTGGATAATTATGGTCAGTCCCTCCAACCCGCAATGACACGGGAACTTGAGGAGAAGATTAATCGTGACGTGAGCAAGGGGACAGCATACTCAGAACAGATTTAAAGATATAACGCGGTACATGTAGTAATATGAGACTGGTCACAATCCAAGCTTCGGCTATCAAATCAACATTTGAGGTACTCAAGGATATTCTCAATGATGTGAATATCTATTTTCGCCCACAGGGTATGTATATCGTTACCCTGGATACAGCCAGGACATCCCTCATTGATATGTTCCTATCTGCCGACAACTTTGAAGAGTACCGCTGCGATCAAGAAGAAATTATTGCCGGTATCAACATTTCAAATACTTTTAAACTTTTGAAGACAATTACAAATAATGATGTTCTCACAATTGAAATTAATTCCAAGGAGTTTATGGATATTGAGATTACAAGTGAATCCAAGAAGACGAGTACAAAGTTTCAACTCAAACTCTTGGACATCAACGAGAGTCGCATAGAAGTTCCAGATGTCACGATGACGAGTGTAACCATTCTCCCATCCGCAGACTTTCAACGCCTCTGTAGAGATATGTCCAACATTGGGGATGACATAGAAATCACACGCTCCGGTAATGAACTTCGTCTCCGGTGTGAAGGGGATTTCGCAAACCAGGAAACATTCATTGAGTGCCCAGAAGAGAGCCCAGAAATGTCAGGTCTCTATTCTCTCAGGTATCTCAATATCTTTACAAAGGCGACGAGTATGTGTGCGTCTTTGCAAATTATGCAGGAAGAGGGGAATAGGTTTCTCATTCTCAAGTACAATGTCGCCAACTTGGGTGAGCTCAAGTTCTATTTGGCTACTAAGGTATCCGAAGATCAGTTGTAAGGTCTTCGGTGGTAAGTAGAGTTTTTTTCATACCCAATGAATTGCTAAGCATGATCTTGGGAAACTTTGTATTCAATTTTTTTTGGGTATAGTACAGGAAAATGCGTAAGGGTACACTCTGCCCGTGAAAGTCATTCCTCGGACCCGCATACCTCTTCACCTTTTCAGTAATGTTTACCTGTGGTTTATCATCATGATCCACAATCCAAGCACTACTCAAAGGAATACTGAAACTCATATCCTCCGACTCATTCTCCCCGGGTTTAAAGTTAATGTCTTGGGAGATGGCTTTGTATATTTTACCACCATACCAATACTTTACACGGAGTGTGAGGTTCTTGACATTTTGGGGGACGATGGTGTGCCTAAATGGTCTACCTGTTGCGTAGAGGTGGAACTCGTCAAGGACACCATCCCAATCTTTCTCCTCCTGTTCCCAAAAGGGATCCTCCACTTGGTACTTCATTCTGTAGTCAATGACGTATTCCAATTCCTCGGAGATCACCGTATAGTCTGGGGGTGTTGTCAACTTTTTATAAAAATAAAAAACATTACTTAAAAGTTTAATCAACATCTTTAATTAATGGAAAGTGGCAATTTTTTAAGCAGGTATAAAAATAAGATTGAACATTGGATCAATCTTATTGATACCGACCCTTCCAATAAAAAGAGGTACGAGAATGAGATGTCAGATTATATGATTAGGTGTATGCCCTATATGAATCAATATGCCGACGAATCTGAAGAGACCACAAATACTGATAATGTTTTCAATGTCAAGGAAACTGTTGGACTTCAACGTAAGGATATATTTAGAGACTATCTCATAGATGTGGAGAATCAAAATATAGCGAGACCGAGGGAGCGTCTTTCGGAGCAGTGTCAGAATTGTATGACAAGTAATGTCATACATATCCAAGATACGAGTGAACTTGTGTGTGATACCTGTGGTCTTGTTTTGGCATGCCTCATCAGTGAAGAATTGACATATAGGGAGGAACAGGAAACCTCGGAGAAGGTGGTCAATTATAGCTACAAGAGAGAAAATCACTTCAATGAGTGGCTCAGTCAGTTTCAAGCACAAGAGATGACGACGATACCCCCAGAGGTTATGGATCAATTGAGGGTAGAACTCAAGAAGATGAAGATTCAGAAGTTGGATGAAATTACACACGCCAAGATTCGGGGACTTCTCAAAAAGTTGAGACTTAATAAGTACTATGAGCACGTCCCATATATAACGAATATTCTCAATGGCATTAGGGCTCCAAATATGCCCCAAGAGTTGGAAGAGAGATTACGTATTATGTTCAAGGATATCCAGAAACCATTTGATACCAACTGCCCAACAGAGAGGAAAAACTTCCTCAGCTACTCCTACGTCCTCTACAAGTTTTGTGAATTATTGGGTGAGGATGAATACCTCCAATACTTTCCCCTCCTCAAATCTAAGACTAAGCTCTACGCACAAGACCAAATCTGGAAGAAAATATGCGATGACCTTCGGTGGGAATATCTTCCAACAATTTGAGGTTAAAAACATACGAGGCATAGTATACAATGCCAAAGGACACAAAGTGCGCAAACTTTGACGTGTGCCACAAGATGATGGACTCAAGGTTGAAAGTGTGTTCAAGTTGTTTCTGGAGATTTGAGAATGAACGTCTCGAGTTTAAGGAGTATATGGAATGTCCAGTGTGTCTAGAAGTCAGAAAGTGTGTGCGTTTTAGAAATTGTACACACTTTGTGTGTGTCTCACTGTGCTTCCCAAGATTACACGAGTGTCCAATGTGTTCAAGACTTAAAGATGCCGATATATCTTTAGACAATGAATAATTACGAAAAGTTCTGTGTAGAGGAGGCAGAATTTCACCTACGCAGAGCTCAAGATATTCTTACAGAGGGTCTCAAGGATTCCAAGAAGTACTATGATGAACGACGGGAGTTTTACAAACTAATGGCCAATGTATTTCCATTTATTGTTCTCCTACAACAATGCGGCGCACCTCAACCTCCTGACCAGGATGAATCGGGAAATTTATCAGATAGCCAGTCTTCAGTTGCGTCAAGCGCAAATAGTTACGTAGTTGACACTCAGCCTGCTCGTTAAGAGTTTTAATTGCTTTGAACTCAAGCACTATTTCATTATTGATTATTATGTCAGCCCTCAAGTGTCCAACGACATGGTTTTCAAAGTAGACGGGTAAAATTCTCTCAGACTCGTATTGGATACCCTCTTTACGTAAGAGCACCTCCATACAATTGTGATAGACCCTCTCGGAATAGCCCGATCCCAATTGAGTATAGATCCTCTTGGCGAGGGTCTCAATATCAGTCATATAGATACTTGGGGTTGAAGCTTTAATTCTTTTTTCCTGTCATAGCAGCCTTCACAACCTTGTTCCTCAAGTTTGGGGTAAGTTCGTACCCAGTCATGTTTTTGAACGCCTTTGCGTTACCCGCAGCCGCGGCAGCCCTCACCATTGTGGCTGATACCGCACCGGGTGGTCTCGAGATGGCAATCTTCTTAAATGGGAGAAACTTGAACGTGTTCGCTCTATTTTGTCCGACGACCATTACGGAGTTTTTATTGAAGTTTTGAGCAATCTTGGCTATACTCTCCTCCTTGGAGGACGCCATAATTGTCACATTGGGGAACCACCTCTTGAGGATTCTCACTTTATTTTCCACTGGAAGTGGGTTCTTGGCGTTACCTACGGAGTGGGATACAACAACAATGGGTGTCTTATTGGTACGCCTGGCAGTCTCAATGACCTGTTCAATCAACATACGATGCCCCTTGGTTGGAGGGTTGTATCTACCATATGTGAACACAACAGATTTCATTAATAATGTCTGAGAATATAAATGTGGAGCTGGTGGTTGAGTTACCTTTGGGGAGAATAGTAAAGTTTAAAGATTTACAACCCTATAAATATATGGATATTCGTAACTGTGATGGTATTGAATTACTACGATCACTTGACGATGGTTCAATTGACTTGGTTTTGACAGATCCACCATACATTATTTCGCATGACACGGGTATGAACAAGTTACGAGATGCGATCGATAGTGGCAAGGATCTCTCAAAAACTGAAGAGCAGTGGAACAATTACAAATTCAAAAATAACGTGGACGCACCCAACGCCAAAGAGAATTATATGAAGTATGGCACCATTCACGGTACAAAATATAGTGTCAAAACAAACTATGGGGAATGGGATGAGAATTTTACAATGGAAAACTTGGAGGAGTTTATAAAACTCTACTACACAAAGTTGCGAGATGGTGGGACGTGTATCATATTCTTTGATTTGTGGAAATTGTCACATCTCAAGGAACTCATGGAGAAGCACAAGTTCAAGCAACTTCGTTTTATTGAGTGGATCAAGACAAACCCACAACCTATAAACTCGCGTGTCAATTACCTGACAAACTCTCGTGAAATCGCTATTTTGGGTGTCAAAAAGGGAAAGCCCACATTTAATGGCGAATATGACAATGGTATATACAGGTTCCCAATACAAAGTGGTAAGGATAGATTTCATCCAACCCAAAAAAATATCAAACTCTTCGAGGAACTCATCAAGAAACATTCACATGAGGGTGATCTCGTTGTGGACACATTTCTTGGTGGGGGGACGACAGCCATCGCATGTAAAAATACTGGTCGTAAATGTATAGCCAGTGAGATTTCGGGTGAATACTACAGTAAGTATAACCTAAGTTAAAGTTTACAGTATATATAAATAAGTATGGAAAGATTCACGAAAGCTCTCAAAGAGTTGTGTGACGTGTGTAGTGAAGAGGGGTGGGGTGACCCCCTAAACTATGGGCGGTCACGGGAGATAGATATGGCTATTAAATTGGGGCACACTATTTCAAATACACTTGCGGGGGCTGATGCGTATAACCGTGATGGAGATCCAGTTGAATACAAGACAACCACGGGTGATACCATAAAAGGTACTTATAATGGTATCAGTGTTCAGGATTCGTGGGAAGAACAGGAAAGGTACCTACGTGAAGAGAAGATTGGCAAATATAAGGAGCATTACTTCGCACAATATAGGGGTGCTACAATTCTTGAGTGTTGGATGTTGACAAGTGATCAAGTATTAGATTACCTTTTGCCAAAACTCAAAAAAAGTTATGAATCTGTCGCACATAAACGGGATCCACGTCTGGGTGGACAAATACCAGCGGATGTCATACGTACCGGGGAGTTTATTGATATTTGAATTTATGAACCCACAAGTTACAGATCCACTTTTCCCCAGACTTTACAGGGCGACCCCCATGTAAAGCCTTGGACGTCATGAGTTCATAGTTATCGAGGGTGTGGAAGAAGAGGGCATCCCCCGCCTCCATCTTGTACTTCTTCTTCAAGTTTGGGAACTCTGTTTCACCACCCTCATAGTCGTCGTTTAGGGCAAGGATTATTGTATACATCCGCTTGTTACCCGTCGTATCACTAAATGTATCCTGGTGGGGTTTGTAGTGACCCCCAGGTTTGTATCGCAAAACTTGGAGGTGTTCACAGTTTGTGATGGGTCTGTCTGTGAGAGCCACACACTTGTCCATAACACGCTTCACGACAGGGTCACTCGCATCAAGCCACGCAGTCTCACTGTCTCGTACCTTCTTATCCACGACCCGATTTTCGGCCACGGTCGAGACGTCCAATTTCTTTTCAGCCTTCTGGATAATGTGCACACGCTCTTCATCTGTGATAAGACCTCGCACAACACGAGGTTCCACATATGTTGGTATCAGGTAGACCACCAATAGTATGATGACCAACAAAAGTATAATCATGACTTACTTTTAGAAAAGATTAATAATAGGTGGGCTCACACAATTGTATCTCTTCTGGATTGTCATAATGACCTCATTCGCATATTCAACTAACTTTATAGCTATGTCTACGATTTCATCTACCCGATCCTGATCTATGACATATTGTCTAAGGAGATCACCACCCGTATCTATAACCATTCTGTAGATGTTTGTGATATCTCGGAATCTCTCCCTCTGCTTGTCCCGCCTTTGAATCTCCTTCTTGAAGGCTGCCTCTTCAAGTTCATTGAGCATATAGGCTACACGGAGGTACTGGTTGTCTCCATCATAGTTATCGCCGTACCTATAGATGATTTCTCTATCAAGCATACTGAGTACATTCGCAAATCGTAGGATATCATCGGATGCCTCAATCTGCCGAAGTTCCCTAAATGAGGGGATCCCGCCACAGGGAATATCGGCGTGTTCACGGGAAGAGATCCGACCCCTCTTGAACTCCATATAGTGTGGGTTGTGGATGCGCCCTGTCTCAACATGTCCAGTCCGCCAATCAAATGCTGTGTGACAATCTGGACACCACATTTGGGCACACCCACTCAATTTCTGTATCATCGTTCCACATTTGGGGCAGGGCTTTGTATCCTTCTTGAGAAGTTCCATAGTTTTGACAGCGTCGGGGTCACACGCATGCCCCTCATCTAACTTCTCATTACAGTGTTCACAAAAGTGACCATCACAGAGACCACAGAACCAATCTTCATTCATGAACCCCTTACACTCCTCCGTGGGACACTTGCGGACAAACTTCTTTGGCGCCTCACCCACGACGAGATCACCACCGTGCCGAAGTCTCTCAAGTTCCCTATAACTCTCTTCCATATCCTCCCTAAGATCCACAATATCTTGGGGTAGAGGCACACCCGTTGTGATCGGCACATATATACCGTGTGTATTGTGAAGGTCTATGAGCCTCTTCCGTTGATCATTAATTATCTTATGTATCTTTCGCATCGCCCTAATCCTCTCAACTTCGGGTTGTGTCTCAGGCATTTGGATCTTCTCCCTCTCAAAGAGGATTGTCTCCCGATGGCGACGAAGTTCTGTGTTCCGAAAGTAGCGGGTACACCACGTGTCCACAAACTCTCGGTTCCACATATTCTTACACCCCATACAGTGGGGGTCATCAGAGATGGACAGGAGATACCTTTGTGAACACTCACGGCAGCTCTGTAAATCACAGAAGGGACAGTCAACCTTTTTGTGATTTATTTTGTTGAACTTTTCACAACATACATCACAATTTGCCATTAATTGGAAATCGTTTTAAGTCTTTAACTAAAAAAAATGTGACTTTATAGTAAAAATGTCAGCCGCAGCTATCGGTGTAGTCGGTTTAATGTTATGCTCATCATCTTCAGCAGCTGCTATGTTCATGATGGGTGGGGATGAGGAACCAAAGGTGGGACCAGCTGCTCCAGTTCCCCCACCTCCCAAACCTCCAGTTGTCGTCGATGTCCCAGCCGAGTTCAGGACGGGTACCAATCCATGGAGGATAGCGAGCAAACGTGCCGCTATGAAAAATCATAATAGAGGTCACCTCAGTTCTCCCCAGGCTTGGTCTTCAGAAGAGAACAAGGTTGGTATGTGGTACCAAATGGACAATGGTAAGATTGCGGACATTGTCGGTGTCGCCATCAAGGGGCGAAAGTCGGGCGCTGATCAATCATGGGGACCACAATTCGTTAAGACCTTCAAAGTCAAGTACTACGATGCCGGTACCTGGAAAGATGTCGATGGAGGTGCCACCTTTACAGGTAACACCGATCGGGATACCCAAGTCGAAGCGAAGTTTGCCACTCCAGTAAAGACCAGGTACATTCGTATTTATCCACAAACGTGGAACAAACATATGTCTCTCCGTGCCGGTCTCATCACAAACTCAACTCTTGAAAAATCGGCGCTCAAGCTCCTCAATATTCCAGCGGGGAAGCGTGCGGCGTCTTCGTGGTGGAAGAATAATGACAGCCCCAGTTGGCACCCCCAGAAGGGTGTTTTGAACAGTCCCACTGGGTGGCACCCCAAGAATGGTGCCCAACCAGATGGTACAGAATGGCATGAAATGCAAATGGATGC